TTTCTTCTGCCCAGGCAAGAACCCTCGGCCACAATTCTCCTGCAGCGACACCATCTTGCTTTCCTTCTCCCGCCACAGCTTGCACAACCTCTTCCACCCTAGGTTCAAAACGGTCTCGTGGCACAGGCACAACAAGTGTGCGCAATGCAATGGGCACACTCTGGTCTTTCAATTTATCAGGCTGAAAAATATAATAGCCATTACGTAAAATAATTCGCCCAGAACCATAGGATGTGGAAATTACCACGCGCTGTTGAACAATCTCCGTAAGCAAAGAACGCAAAAGAGGTGCAGGAATTATGGAAAAATCATTACTAATCTTTTCAAATGTAACAAAGGGCGTGCCCTTTGTGATACGATCAATCAAATAAACCTTCAAGGCATTCATCTGAAATCTCGCCGTATATTCGTCATATGTATGACTATCTTGCATTTCCAAGGGTATTTCTTTTTCTAAGGCAACGCTTTCACCCGTGGAACCACGCACATATTTACAATCATAGTCACACGTCTCTAGCCAGTCGCACAGAGGTGTAAAAGGCACATCTTTCATCGGCACATTTACTCTCTGTTTCCCCTGGCTGTCTAGCAATGACGGCATAGGATCAAGCCCCGAAACGACAATGGCGTCCTTATTCACAGAGCAATCTATGGCATGTTCCTTTATTACACGCGTTACTCTCCCCACTATCAATGCCTTGCGCAGTGCCATGCGATAGGAATACATGTCAATTGTTTCTACAGCCGGTTCTGTCATATACCCATTCACCAATAAGGTAACCGTGCAATTACGTTTCTCAGGAGGCAAAGTAGCGTGCGAGCAATTACGAATACCACGACCCACGACCTGCTCCAATTTATTCAAGTGATACCAACTGTCAAACACAAAGACCTCTCTTACATATTTCAAGTCAAGGCCTTCACCTGCCACTTGCGAACCTAGGATGACTTTTACATCCTGGCCATACATATTTGTAGATGCTCTCGCAGCGTCAATGGATTTAGCGTTCGCAGGAGAAAGTTCTTCAGAACCGGTCAGCAAGACATACTTGGCAGGTTTGAAGGAGTGTGCTGGAGTTCCTTCCTCTTCTCCTACTTGTCCATGTCCCTGCTCGTGGCGTGGGCAAAGAGCGCACTGTCGTCCCTGAGGATGCTGATTGCCTTCGCCCAGAAAGCCAATGTCGCGATTCCAGCATGTATAGCCATTCGCTTCTAGTGCGAGAGCAATGCTGAGAGCACCCGAGGGAACAAAACGACTATATACGAAACAGACACCACGACTATTATTCAAACGATTCAATAAGACCTTGCACTTTGCACTATAGGCGTCTAGGTTATCGTATAAAAGCCAGCTAGCACCCCTCGCCTCATTCTCATTCTTAAAATATACTAGACCACCGCGCTTTTCTTTAACAAAGGTGCGATCAAATCCTGTCTGACGAATCCGCTCCATGAAATCATCGCCTTCGGACCCAGGGAAAATCCAATTGCCCGCTTGCACTAGGATATCCATATTTGTAATCCCCATGCCCTCAGCAGAACCAACAATTTCCGCTGACTTTGCCTTGTATAAAAGCTCTGACTCCTCCTTATAAAATGCCGAAAGACACGGTAGCTTGATGGAACGAAGACGCTCGTCCCCATGAATCGGCTCGCCTTTGGGATTATTAGTCGGCCACTCTTTTATTAAAAGAGGTGAATCGGGCAAGAGGCGCAGGGGAAAGGTGAGCGGATTCTCACCTCTCATGAAGGATATATAATGGCCGGCAATTCTTCCCAGAATATTCTCACCGCCCTTGACAAAGGCCTTCTCTTTGATATTAAATACATCAGATACGCGAATATTCTCGTATTTGTCATTTGTAAGAAGAAGATTTAGAAGAAAAACAATTTCTACGAAACTATTATACATAGGTGTGGCCGTCATCAAGAGCAGAGAAATCCCGTCAGACACCTCTAACACCCTCCTGAAGAATGGCGTTAATTTTTTCCCCGCCTTTGCATCTGCCGAGTCGCTAGGATTCGCGTCATCTGTAGATTCTTCTTCACCCTCCATAGGATTGTCGCGCAAATTGTGCGCCTCGTCCACAATAATCACACGATTGCTGAACTCTTCGCGCAATATAGAGGTCTGTGCATCCAGAAGCTGTTCTCTACTAAGCCCTTTTATCGGCGCACCACTCATTAGAGAAACTATATGATTATAAAATGATGTATAGCCGAAGAATTCATAACGACTGCGTATGGCCTTTCCTATTCGCGCCTCTATACTGGCCTTATTATACTCGGTGCGCGTATCTGTGATATCCAGATATGTGTCACCTGTGCAACCCACATGGCGATTCTTCTCTCCTTTTACAATCTTCAAGGCGTTCATATCAAAGATTGTTCTGCGAAACCCCTCCTGGATATTGGGAGGAGCCACAATATAGACTTTTCTAGAAGGGTAGTCGTGTAGATAACTTTCCGCCACTGTTACGGCTGCACAAGTCTTTCCCACACCCACTCCGTGAAATAGGAGGGCCGAGTTATAGGGGGTCCTCGGAGACAGGAAACGACTGACAAATCGTTGCACGGGCGTGATTTGAAAATCCTCCGTCGTCCTGCACTTATCTATCCCATCATCCATAGATTCCTTTATTGTCTTTTGCTTGGATTCCTGAAATTCGCGCTTACGAATGAGTTTGACAATAAACTCCGGGTCTTCCAAGTCAGGGTAAAGTCCGCCAGTGCGCTCGTATTCTTCTTGCTCGGCGCCAGGAAAGATCTTGTTCCTTACGAGTTCTTCTAAAATCCGGTCTCTTTCACCATCGTCTTCTTCCGTTCTCCAACGGTCCAGCAATGCTTCGTGTTCAGGGGGCCTCGCCATCTACTAGTTACCAATAATTCATTTATGCCAACGCACATTATAAATGTGCCTTGGCATATAATGTTTCAAAATAATCAACGTCTACCGCTTATAAGTGGCGACAGGAAACGGGCAGAGGTTACGAAACATGGACGCTGCCTTCAGCAACACCTCGCGTTTCTCAATATTGTCCTCGCGCAGATGTTTCAAGGCTTCTGCGATGGAAAACCACTGAAGGTCCCCTATTTCACGGCGCATATGATCATTGTCCTTGTTGAACTCCACCTTCAGTTCATAAGGAACCCACACCACATAATACTTGTGACAATAATGCACATGATTGCTACCAAAAAAAGATTCTATAAGTGGTTCCAAGTTTTTAATAGGTATAACCTGCGACTCTCTTACACCGGTCTCCTCATACATCTCGCGCATCGCACAGACATAGTCACTTTCTTGGGCATCGCGCCGGCCCTTCGGAAAGCCCCATTCTGGCGTGGGGGGAGCAGGCCCAGCAGAGGCAATGATATCTGCAACTGTCCAGAACTTTCCACTCAGATCAGTAATCCCTGCATGGATTTGTTCCCACTTTGCCTTGGCAATCTCATACTCATTCTTGTATAAGTGCGAATGATCTAGACCCCACATACCGGCCCACAGTTCCTCAAAGGGCCCGGTCATGTATTTCCTCCTCTCTTCCTCTGTGATGCCCCCAATATGCAGACGAATATAGTCAATGTCCGTGACCTTGTAACGACCCCGCATAAGCTCAATAAATCCCAGGCTATCACGCCTCTGAATGAGAAGGAACTCCAACGGCTGATTCTCCATACCCGTAACAAACCCAGCATTATTTGCAAGGACTGATGCAACATCAAACTCCTTTGTAGTGGGACGAACCATAATTACACCGTAGCTCGTGACAGGGGCGATACACTGGCGAAATGCATGCCCTTGACCTCCGCAGTTTGTGCAAATGACCGTGTTACGATGCCTCTCCATCTTCCTTCCAATTTATGACCACCTGTATTTAGACCTACTTCGTCTACAAATCTTCCCTCATTCTCCTCCGAATATAATAGAATGCACATACCCCCTGAAACTTGGGGACCCTTCTTCTGGCATACGATTCATATAGTGGCACTCGGTTATCCAGCAAAGCCTTCCCACGCACATAAAAAGGCCGCGAAAGAATTCTATGAAAGTCTAAAAATCTTGATCCCTTGCCCCATTTGCAAAGAACATTATAATACCCATATGGAGAAATACCCTATTACACCTCATTTAGATAATCGCAACGATTTATTTCGCTGGACTGTGCTTCTTCACAATGAAGTCAATAAAGTTCTGAAAAAGCCCCCCTTTACAGAAACACAGGCAATACAGTATTATACTCGCCTCGGTGCAAGAGGTAGGTCTCCCGTATATACTCCCAATGATTTCCTAGAAGCCGATTATGCGGCATTTTTGCGCGGTTTAGGTCTAGGATTCGGCGTATGCGTGGCCCTCGGTGGCGCATTCTGGCTATTGGAGAAATCTTAAAGACTACCTATAGCAGATGGAACTCACAAAGTTCCCGCCCGATATTTATAAGGGTTTTGAACCAAAAGAAAAAAAGCCCTTACATAAACAAGTCAAAAAAATCGTGGTGAAACCTGCTCTCACGGCCGATGAAATCACAGCCCTTGAAGGAACCCATTTCAATGATGCGGAAAAGGGGAAGGTCCATAGGGATGCCAATGGCAATATAAAAGTCACCATAATAAACTCGTCAAATAAGAAGACACCCTACACCATCTTTGACACAGATGTAGACATATATACGGTAGATAATGAAACCGGCAAAGAGAAACTCCTCGCGAAACTTCGCAAACAGGTGATAGATCCTGACACGGTAAAAATCGGCTGGGAAGGATTCTGGATTACGGCCGCGCCCTCCAGAAATCGCGGGGCTGCAGCGGGACCCATTGATGTAAAAGGGAAATACTGGAAGGGCAAGAACCCCACAGATATTAATGGCTGGTCGGCAAAGTATAAGTTGGACGGGAAAACGACGAGCAATATGCGCGTCAATAACAACGTCTTCAGCTCTGTTCTCGGATATTTTGATGCTACGCCATTTATGAAATTGCCTTGTCGGCTGACATCGTATACTGCCCGTTTCTGGAAATATTATAAACACGGACTTCCATTTATCCAGGCGATTGACGACTGCTTCCGAGAACTCGTCCCCGACCGGTATAAGTTGCAAAGATCCGCAGCCGAAGAGAAACCCCTTTTACACATTCCAGGAACATCTTTTTCTTCCGTGACCGTCAATCGCAATTTCCGAACGGCTCTCCACAAGGATGCGGGGGATTTTAAAGAGGGATACGGCAATTTATCGGTCATTGAACGTGGAAAATACCAGGGAGGATATACTCTGTTCCCGCAGTTCCAGATAGGTTTCAATGTTCGCACAGGAGATTTCTTGGCCATGGATGTGCATGAGTGGCACACAAATACGGAAATGTATGAACTGCCTGCCGACAAGGCATTTAACAAGAATCTTCCGAGGATTCATAAAGACGACTTGGAGACGGGCACACTCGGCGCAGAAAAACCTTATACGCGCGTGAGTTTTGTATGTTATCTGCGTGATAAATTGCGCTCGTGTAATAATCACGACACAAATGAATATTTCAAGAAGGTCGGCTTCAATCCGAAGGCAATGACACTGAAGAAAGGCACAAATGGGAAACGAGTTACACGCAAGAAAACTGAATAGAGGTAGAAGGGTAGAAGATGAGTAGCACAAATGAACGCCCTACGGCGATAGGGGAAATCCTCGCCGCAACAAATCGTGGCTTTGGATCTTCTGTTACCCGAGCGGGACAAAATGCACTTGCGGTTCTACAAACTGTTCCGTCGGCGATTGTTTCTACTTTACCCAAAGCATTAACTTCCACAGTTCAACAGGCTACGAAACCATTGTTTGTCAGTGCTCCGCAAAGGGCGGCTACATCATCCACTTCTTTTTTTAGTGGAGGGCCTTCTTGGTTCGGCGCACCTTCTAGTGCAAGCACAGCTTCTTCCTGGTTTACTAACACATCTGCAAAGCCCGCATCATCTTCTTCCTGGTTTACTAGCACACCTGCGGTTGCTATAAGCACGTCTTCGATAGGTTCTTCCTGGTTTAGTGTAGGGGCAATGTTTTCTGGGTCGCAGGCAAATGCCCAGGATAACATGGCATCAAGCGCTTACTGGCTAAATGTAACTTATTATTTTATGTTATATTCTTTTATAATATTCCTCATTCTTATCATCATTCATTACACTATTACTCCCGTATTCAGCATGTATCCTGGTTCTCCTGGAGTAATACCTATTCCAGGGTCAACGAATGACCTTGTATATTGGAAGAAAAAGACTCAACCACCTTTTTCAGACCCTGTGCCCAAACAAGATGATAAATTATACGGCAAATCGTATGTGAATATGTTTTCGTATAGCATTGATATATATCTCACAGATATGACAAATTCTAACCCTAATACTCGTCTTATTTTATATAAATCTTCCGCCCCTATTACAGCACCCGATCCTATTCCTACTACCACAGATGCTTTCATAGATTATATGAAAACACGCACATCTATGATAATGTATTTAACAAACACCAATGATTTGGTGGTAACAATCTTCTCTTCCTCGCCATCGGGTGATAAGCGATACAATAGTGCCCCTATTAAAAATGTGCCTTTATTTACACCGTTTCGTATCACAGTCGTTGTGGAGGATAGGATGTTCACTACATATTTGAATGGCAAACAAGTATTTCAACGAATTGCCAATGATCTGATCCAATCTCCCAGTGGATTATCAGGTATGCAATTATTCTACTCATCTCCCGAATGGACAAATACGCCCAATCATACAATCTATGTTCAGAATTTCCATCTATGGTCCAGGCCAATCACATATAAAGAAATCGTTTCTGCAAGCCCCTCTCTTGCACAAGTAAAAGATTTTGGAGTAAGCCCGGATTCAGAAACTAAATGTGTAACTGATACGCTATGATGACCGCGCATTTTACACACCCCAAATAGAATGTTCCTAGAAGTTTTTCTATTTGTAGGAGCAGTGCTATTGATCATATTTATAGGCTTACATCTTGGTAAGTTCCTAAAAGCAAAGTATCAAGGCGATAAACAGGTCTATGATCTTTCTTCTAATGGGAAGACCGTTCTGACCGCGAAGGAGTTTTCATGGACGAATACGCCATGCACTCTGCGTTTCGCCATATTTGTATCAGCTGCGCCCAAGACATTGACCGTGGTGGATTGCATAGATGTTACAGGAGGAGAAGCGTCCAAGTTTGGCCCTGATTGCAAAGATTATTCTTCCATTGCTCCGTGCAAATGTGATGGAACAAATTGCGCAACATGCTCTATGGATCCTCCGAAACCCAGCCACATGTCCAAATTACTATGGATGGGAGAATACCTTCAACTGTGGGCATCAGGCTATACAAATCAAAATGATAAGCCCTATGTCCCGGCTCTATTAAAAGTAAGAACAGGCCTTTCTTCAGGAAAACACTATATGGAAGCTATACCTATCCCGACAATACCCCTACAGAAGTGGACAATGATCACCATAGTAAAAGAAGGCAGGAGATTTGATGTATACTACGGTGCCAAACTACAAGTAAGTAAAATGACCACATATCCTCCTCTAGAACCTGATTCTGGAAGTAAGAATGTAAAAATAGGTAATAAATTATGGGGAGGATATATTGGAATGTTCCAAGGAACGAACAAAGCCTCGTATGCCCCGGATGTCGAAGCAGATGCAAAAAGAATTCTGGATACACGGGGCATTCCGAATATATCTGATCCCTTTCCTTGGTCAGCACTGAAACTACCTAAATGTTTTTTCGGGAATTGCACCGGTTTGCCTGATGTAGCACCCCCCAATCAATTTATGGTATACGACACGAAATTTTCCTAAGGGCAATACAGAATGCGTGGAGGAGGATATGGGTCTACGATCGTAAGTTTTGTCTTACTATTGGTTGTATTATATGTTCTCTATACCCTATATAATCTTGCATATGGAAATTCAAAGGGTTCTACCACTCAAATTGGCGTAAAAAATATGCCCATGGGGACAGTTTCCATGAACGGAACCAATGCATATTTGAAAAAGTTGGATAATAATATTTCTGCTTCAACATATGTTGCAAAACAGGCGCTTACCGGCTTCACAGATGCGGGGCAATATTCCATAACCATGTGGGTGTATGTGATTGATAGCAAGGGGGCTGGTAATAACAACCTTGTAAATCTTCTTGAGATAAATACTGGCAATAGATTCGCATCCACAGATAAAGGTAAAACAATACTGTATGTTGGACTCAATCCGAAAAATGGCGCCTTGGTCGTTCGCCAGAGCACAATGGGCGGTCCCGATACAGAGCAATTGATTGATAATACACTGACCCCTGGACTAGACCCGAGTGGAAATAGATTCCCTCTTTCAGAACTAGTAAGTAACTATAACTCCGGTTCAAAATTCACCGGCAATGACCGCTGTGACATTGTAAATGGCATTGAATACCAGCGCTGGGTGCAGATTTCCGTAGTCGCAAATGGTCGCACGCTGGATGTATACATTGATGGAAAACTCGCCAGATCCTGTGTATATAAGGCTGGCTACCTAGGAGGCAATGGCACAGCAACTTCATATGTAGGGATGGGCAATCACGATAAACTCAAGGGCTATTTCTCCAATATTACCTATTATAAAAATGCCCTGAGCCCTGACCAGGTTTGGAGCACATACCAGGAAGGACCCACTGGCCCTTTTGATATCTGGGCATGGTTATATAGTATTTTCAATGTGTCCGTATCTGTAAAGTCAGGCAGCTTAAATGCTATGAACCCCTATGATTCTTGCCCTTCTAGTTGATGATAAATTAAATACAGAATGTTAGAATGGACTTCGCAAGTACAGGAATATTCCCCCAAATTGTCATTGTATTGATAATTACAACGGCAGTTTTCATTTTGTTCATGTCATGCGAGGAAATGTATAAATTGTGGGTCGGCTACTCTGGCGTGAGAGTCCCCGTTCTCACAGTCACTTCCAATTCTTCATCAGGCCAGAAGACGTTCCTGCAAGATCCGAATCTGTCAAATAGTTCCGGCTATCTCCCTCTTGCACTTTCCGAGAACCAACTAACCGGCATTGAATTTTCTTATACTACGTTCGTGTATATACATCCCGACACGGACGATGGAACAAATACCTGGAGAACAATATTCTACAAGGGCTATGATGCTGGACCCTTCCCTCTTACATGCCCTGGTGTGTTTGTAAGTGCCTCCAATGGCAAAAACTCTTCGCCCACCATGAGAATCGTGATGAATACGTATGAACGCTGGTTCAATTACATAGACGTTGAACAAATCACCTTCAGCAAGTGGTTTCATCTTGCGCTTGTCCTGCGCAAGAATGCAATGGAAGTATATGTGAATGGGAACATGGCGAAGAAACACTCCTTCAAGGGCACTCTCCCTTATCAGAATTACCAACCCCTGGTCCTGTTCCCGAACAGCGTGAAAGGTTCTGGCCAGGTGTTGGCACCTCCTGGTGTGCCTGGGTTTGACAATACGGGCAGCTCCACTCCGTCTATGGGAATACCGGCAGGAGGAAACATGGCGATTAGTGGAAAATTCTCAGGATACTTGAGTAATATGTTTTATTATGCCTATGCAATCACATACTCAGAAATACAACGTGACATGAAGATGGGGCCTAGTAGCAAGTTTGACAATTCCAATATGGATACTCCCCCCTATTTAATTGACAGTTGGTGGACCAATCAGAGAGCCTAAATCTCGTGTGACACAGTCAGAAGAGAATGCCGGGCGGTGGATTAGTAGCTCTTGTCGCCTACGGCGCTCAAAATGTGATCCTATCGGGCAACCCCGATATGACCTATTTTTACAAGACGTTCAAGAAATACACACACTTTTCGCAGGAAACCGTGTCCAAGAAAATGGATGGTATTACGGATTATCCGTATGACCAGACAGTCCAAATCAAGGCACGTATAGATCGTGTAGGCGATCTCGTGAGCGACATGTATTTCTCATTTGAGATACCGGCAATCTACAGCAAATACAGGACAACTGATTTCGTGAATGGACCAACCACCCAGACACAGTTCCAGTGGGTGAGGTATCTAGGCGCGGCAGCCATTCAATCAGTGCAAATCACTTGTGGTCCGAATAAGATCCAGGAATTTACCGGCGAGTATCTCATGTCAAAGGCACTGATTGACTATCCGAAGGACAAGTTTGAGAAATGGCAACAACTCGTGGGAGATGTGCCAGAACTATACGATCCGGCAACTGGTCTCTACGGAAATCCCACCGCCACGGGAGCCGAATACCCGACTGTTTATGAAGATGAAACACTACCTCCAGGAGGACAGACGAATGTTCCCTCTATTCCTGCGTATACGGTCTATGTGCCTCTTCCCTTTTGGTTCACGGAAGAAGGTTCTGCGCTTCCTCTCATAGGCCTTCAATACTACACGGTCGATGTCACAATCACCATGAATCCTTCGCAACAACTTTACACCATTATGGACATGCGCGGAAACCGAATGGCCCCCGGCTTTACAGTAGATCCGAATTTCGGAAGTATTCAAAGAAATATCCCGCGCTATCTTCCTGTTACAGACGACAATCATGAAATCCGCAATTTCTTCACGGATATTGGTCAAACAGTGCCCCCTCTAAATATCTGGTCATTCAATCCGACCTTGCACACGACCTATGTATTTCTCCCAGAGTCCGAGCAAAAGATATTCGCCACTACGCCCCTCGTGTATTTGATACGACAGATCACCCGCGTATCATTCCCTGAGATCCTAACCAACCAACTCCTTTTACTCGATATTCACAATCCCATTACGCGCATACTACTTCTTCCGAGACGCTCTGATGAACTCATATATCGCAATAATGCCCACAATTTCACAAATTGGTGGGATTGGCCTAAGAGGCCGAAAATACCGACCAATGTCCCGAGTAATAGCGCATTCGTGGAGATGGAAAATGCCACCGGCCTTGTTGTTCCCGCAGGTCAGATTGATATCATACGCGCACTGCGTATTCTGGCAAACGGCAATGAAATCCAGGAATCCAAGCCAACCTCCTTTTTCACAAACCTCACACCGTGGAGAGCACTAGATGGTGGCGCAAATCGCAGAATACCCGTGTATTCCTTTGAACTGCATAGCCCCACGAGCCAGGCATCGGGTTCCATCAATAGTAGTGTAATTCGGAAATTTCAAATAGATCTCCAAGTATATCCCTTGCCCCCAAATACAACATATGTATATAGCATAAACTGCTATGTGGAAAATATAAACTTCTTCATCGTGGAATCAGGTATGGGCGATTTGAAGTATGCTTTATAATCAGAATGGACTATACAGTTGTTATTCCTTCGTATAAAAGGGCAGAAACCTGCCGTGATAAGACACTTGCCGTCCTCCATGAATATAAGATTCCTGCAGAACGTATCGTAGTTGTGGTTGCCGATGCCGACCAAGAAGCTCTTTATAAGGAGACTCTGAAGCCAGGCACATATGGAAAAATACGTGTGGGTCTTCCTGGTTTAGCGAGTGTACGCAATTGGATATTTAATCACTTTCCGAAAGGTGAAAAGCTCGTGTGTTGTGATGACGATATTCGTGGATTCATTGAGTATACTCCTACTACGAAACGCCATGAACAACGTCTTCGTAGCTTGAAGGGCATTATTGAAAGGGGATTCAAAGAATGTGAGAAAGCTGGTGCCTCGTTATGGGGTGTGTATCCGAGCGCGAATGGCTATTTCATGAAACCGACAGTAACTACTAACCTGAGATTTATCATCGGAAGTTTCTGGGGTTGTATCAACCCTGGTAAAGATATACTAATTCAACGAGACGAAAAGGAAGACTATGAGCGTTCTATTAAATTCTATATACAGGATGGATGTGTAGTCCGGCTGAACTTTGTATCTCCGAAAACCGCCTATTACAAGGAACCAGGGGGTATGCAGACACGCAAGAATCGTCGCACGCTTCAATTAGCGGCTGTTAAGGCACTGTCTAAGAAATATCCCAAGTTTGTCAAAGTAAATACCACCCGCAAATCAGGCTTTCCAGAGATACTCTTGTCCGATAAGAAGGAAAAAAGCGAAAAAAATTAATATGTTCTGCTATACAGAAGTATGTTTGACTGGGTTAAAAATAATATCCCATCCGTCAACATACCGGATATTACGAATATAGGTAAAACACTCTTACGTAGTGCCGTGGATTCGAGCATAGATAAGATTCTTCCAAAGAAGTCATCTACAGATGCATTTGATACAGCTAAAACCCCCTCTTCAACAACATCCCCTCCAACAACAGTTCAAACAGTGTCTAATTTTGAATCAGCACCCGCAAAACCTCTTACAGATACTGAAAAATTTAACAACTATAAAAATTATATTAGAGATACAATTGATACATATACAAAGAATATATCTAAAGAAGATATACAACGTGGAGCATCCATTGGTGGCGATTATCGTTTATTAATGGAAATTGGAGTTAAGGAAGAGGTATTAGATCCTTTGAAGGAATATTTATATGCGGAATTTGTTGTATGGAAAGATTGGGAAAAAGGCACAAATAAAGAAGCAAATCCCAAGCCATCCAATTTTGCAGATATAACGACGCGCAATACAAATAATAGGGCGGCTATAGAATCATATTCTGCAGCCCTTGAAGAGGAAGTTATACGTGTTTTAGCAAATAAATACACGGTAGAACAATATAATAACGCAAAGAACACTATTAATTCTGTAACTATTGTCAATATGGATTCTGTAAGATACAAGTCAAAGATAGAGCATGACAAACTTGTAGAACAAAACGCTGTATATGACGCAGATGATATAAACTACAAGGGAATGATAAAACTTTCTGGAAAGACAATATATATATTAGGTATTATATATTACGCCTTCGTTATTGCCTTTGCAACAATGGTCTCTATCTTTGTAGCAAACGACCTATTACACAAACGCCCAGCATTTCGCGTATTTGCATTTTTGATTACATTTTTTAATTGTTTAAAACCTACAACTGGTTTTATTTGGTTATTGATACATATGATATACTTCATAAAGAGGAGAATCTCATATGCAAATGGCAAGGGCAATACGCAGGATAGGTTGTTGTTTCTTTCGCTAATTCCATGCTATCAAGTTGAACCAGATGTATATGATAACACAAGTAGCTTCTGGAAATTCTTGAATACGTATACACTTGGTGAAAAGGGGAGTTCTATACATACAATTGTAGAAAACAACAAAATAAACTACGCCGAAGCAAGAGAAAAATGCCTAGAAAGCACGGAAATACTTCAGAACTCCCTCCTCATGTCCAGGAAGATATAAAGACCCAGTTAATTACTAAACAATGCGAGCCTTTGTAAGTGTCGTTACACCCACTTACAATCGTAGAAAGTTTCTACCTTCGCTCATAGAATGCTATAAATCGCAGACATATCCGAAAGAACATATGGAGTGGATTATTCTGGACGACGGCGACGATTGTGTCAAAAGTATTTTTGACGAGGCTGCCAAAACTATCCCGAATATTCGTTATATTCAACATCCCACGAAGCTTCTCATCGGAGCAAAGCGCAATATACTCAACCGAGAGGCAAAGGGCGAAATAATCGTGGCCATGGACGACGACGATTTCTATTTTCCAGAGCGTGTCAGCACGGCCGTGGTGAATTTCGCCCGCAATAAGACAATTGAACTAGCCGGTTCTTCTCTAATCTACATGTATTACACAGATAACAAGAAGATCTACTCTCTCGGACCATATAATAAGAATCATGCAACAAATGGCACAATGGCCTGGAGAAAGTCATATGCCAACAGTCATACGTATGACGAGACAGTTACGCACGCTGAAGAAAGAAGTTTCTTGGACAACTATTCGAATCCGATGATACAACTGGATCCGATGAAGGTCATGCTAGTTATCAGTCATAGCGAGAACACCTTTGATAAGAAGAAACTCCGTGAATCCAATAATCCGCTTATGAAAGAAACGAAATTTAAATTGAATCATTTTATCCGTAGTCAAGCCCTCAGGAGCTTCTTCGCAGACGCATAAACCCGGGTAATTATCCTTCCCTAGAAATGACGAATGTACGTCTAATACGCCAGAATCTGGAATTATTACAACAAATAATTTCAGATTCTATTGGACAAACCTCCCCAAGAGCCACCCAGCCTTCTCATATAAAAACCCCTCTTCGACCGCATCAACTCGCCACCATTGAAGCGATGCGCCAGAAAGAGATTTCCTTTCAAACAGGATATCGCCACGGCAGAGAAACTTTATATAGTAAATATGCCATTCTCGGCGATCGCGCAGGCGTTGGGAAAACTCTCACTGTTCTTTCCCATATTGGCCAAATGTCGACATATCCTCTAAATGCCCCTACAACTGCTCCTATACGACTGCACGAAGAAAGCACGGGCGGACTATTTTCTACATGTGAGGAGCCAGAACCAGAAACCCTCTTTGACTCTCTTCTTGTAGTTCCATACTATATTTATCGGCAATGGCAAGAAACCATAAAAAACGAGACACAATTGAAAGCAACCTTTCTAAAAACTACACGCGATCTAGACAAGGACGATCTCATACGATCGTTTCATGCATCTCATATAACTCTAATAAGCAATACACTGCTCAATCCTCTCATGAAATCTCTCAAGGCCAGGGGCATTGTATTACCAAAATGGCGCAGGGTGTTTTACGACGAGGCAGATACAATAAAGCTCGCTTCTGGCTGTATTCATCCTGCTGCGAATATGACCTGGTATATAACATCTTCTTACAAAGATTTAGTGCTTGCAGATACCCATTTTTCTTCCTATGTATTCAATCAACTGTCGCCTGATTATATAGAGACTCTCATTCCAGAATTAAAATCTATGGTGCGATATCACGTGAATAATCATCCCTCTATTGTCTTCATGAAAACAGAATCCTACTCTTTTTTCTCCAATCATCTGAAGAATAAACATCCTCTCCGCAATCATTTGGTGGTCCGTTGTTCCGATACATTTATAGATAATTCTATAGAACTCCCCCCACTCATAGAAGAGGTCTTACGATGTCAAGCACCCCCCTTACACGTTCTCTTGGAATATGTCATTCCGCAGACCATCAAAGATATGTTGAATGCAGGCGATATCAAAGGTGCGCTAGAAGGTCTAGGCGTTAGTCCCCACACACCCACGACTATTGTGGAGGCAGTTACGAATTATAAGCGCAGGGAAATCGCCCAACTCAATACGGCCCTTGCACAGCCCGGTCTTCCAGAAGCCACGGCGAAAGAAATATCTGGTAAAATACGGCAGATAGAGGCGCACATAATACGCATTGGTGAAAAGATGAAGCAAATATCAAAAGAAGTCTGCTCTGTTTGTTATGAGCCTCCCGAGCAGGCCGTGGTATCACCGTGCTGTTCCAATATATTTTGCGGTTCATGTATCCTGCAGTGGATTGTTCGTCATCTTGATTGCCCCCTGTGTCGCGAACCTATACATCCGAATGATCTGAAAACAATATCTTCAACACCATCAACCCCTCTTACACCACCGCCCGCAGTCCCCACGAAAATGGAAGCTCTCTTGAAAATTCTAGAGGCTAACCCTGAAGGAAAGTTCTTGATCTTTAGTCGTTATGAAAACCCCTTAGAAGATATTCGGACTAGCATTCAAGGACGCTTTCCCATACAACATTTACAGGGAAATAAGGATATTATCGCCAGACAGATAGCAGAATTTGAAAAGGGACCCACCAAGATACTTCTTGTGAATAGCAATACCAGTATATCCGGCATGAATATACCTTTTAACACTCATATAATACTATTACATAAGATGGGTATCGCAGAAGAACAGTCGATCTTGGGAAGATCTTATAGACTCGGCAGGAATGTCCCGCTACGGTTCATAAGATTACTGCACGACAGAGAATAGTGCCATACTATCCACCTTTTTCTTCTTGTCTTGTTTCTTTGCAACAAAGCCAGAAGAATTCTCCATATTGAGCGATAACATAAGGGCAATAGGAGTATTGCGAATACTTGTTCCGTGACTATCTGCAATTTCACACAACATCTTCCAGGTATTGAAAAGCGCCGACTGTTTCGTGAGAACAGGTGTATAGCGTATTGCCCCTAGGTCAGGTTCTTCTGATTTCCAAGGCGCTTCTTGGCTTATATACATATTCACCGTGTTGAGTTTGACATCCTGGCTCAGTCCGAGGAGTCGCCATGTCTGATAGAAAAACGCCCAATAATCTGCGTAATCTGATTCTTGGATACATTGGAATAACTTTACATACAAATCCCAGGCTTCCCGCGTATTCCCTTTTACACCTTCTATGCGATCGGGCAAATTCTCGGCGATCACGAGTCCGGCTAAATTACTATCATTGTTTTCCATCTCCAAGGTCAAATAGGGATCCATCTCGGTATATAAACACCATCTAGCCAATGGCACGACACCATCAGGTATTTCTACGGGCAGATCTTCCTCTGCATCACGGGCATCAGAATACTCTCCTCGCAATAAAGGACGCAAGTCACCATTCCCGAGACGCTTCCACTCGTTCGGCACAGTTACTCCGAGCAGTGAAGTAATCTGGTTTTCGTCGGCCATGCCCACCTTGATTGTCAGACAATGTCTAGATATCATTTGCAACATTCGTTGGTGGATAGTATTGCTTATAAAAATAACAGGCACACCAGGATTAGCTGGACTCCATTCGCGCAAATAAGCTAATAAACTCTGCAGACCCCCTTTTTCACCACTGCTCAAGCCGTCTATCTCATCTAGAATAACGCCTAGACCTCCCTTCTTACCAGTCTCCATCATATTGATAACTCCTCCGCTTTGTAAGAGAGGTAGAATGACCTTGCGAAAACAGGCCCCGGATCGTGTATGACTTGCATTAAATTCACTCACGCGTAGGTCATGTTCTTGCATGACACGATAAGCGAGAGTGGTTTTTCCAACACCTGGAGGACCTACGAGGAAGACGGCGGGGGTTGTTCGATTTTCAAACCATTGGAAAATGGATTTTTCAATGGTTGGATGTAGACAGACCGTTACGGATTCCCCTCTGGCCATTCTTGTTACTTCTTGGCTCTATAGTTTAGACCTTTGGATTTTTATATGGAAGGAAGCTTTCCACTTATACCGGGAAGAACGCGCATCATATTATATTGCCAGAAATCATAGCGATTGCCGGTGGATTGTATAACACCCTCCCATCTCAGGTATTTTCCTTGGGGATGGTTACTTAATGCTGTAAATCCACTCTTAATAGTCTTATACAAAGGCCAACGAAGTCCGTTTGTATCTTCCGTGGGATTCTTTGCAGATGTAGGGCTCGCGTTCTTATCAAAAAGTAAATATGCAGATTGACCAGCTTTTCCGTTTATTGTTAGGCCTGTTCTCAACCCTAAAGCGGGATCAGTAGCAGTTTGCATATTATATGTGTTATTCGCATCATAGCAGTAAATAGCACCGCCACTCGGATCTGTCCATGCCACCATGAAATCGGGGCACATGTTCACGATCGGAGGGAATGCATTAGAGGGGGAGGGTATAGAATTATCTACCCTGCAATCATCAGTATTCTCAGGAGTATTAGCGCTCTTAGGCTTCTTTGTTAGAAACCAGTTCCACCGAATAGCAAAAAAGAGAAACACGAGGAACAAAAGAGGCATTAACGCCATAGCGGCAACAGTCTGCCCTCTTCCACTCAGAAACTTATACACATTCATCATTATAAGAATGCACACAATGTAATAGGCAATAAGCCAGAAATTGGGTTGCCAGCTTCCGTCTGCACCAACCTTAATAGATCCTAGCGAAATATAGGTTATGAATGCCATCCCTCTAACACATGCACCAGAATTTCTACAAATATCTTACAACCAGTGGTAAATTTCCTCCATTCGCCCCCGCACCTTCTCGCCCCGTTTCCACATAAAACGAAGTATAATTCGGAGATTGGCCACCGACGCCGTATGTTGGACTGGCCCCCGATGCCATTCCAATAACTGCCTGAACTTTACGAAATGTTCGCCCAGAAGAAACTACAGTGCGACCCATGTCTTTGAGTAGATGCCCAACCTCAAAAACACTTGTATCTGGAATATCTGACGGACCGGCTTGTGTAAAAGAACCGGGTGCCATAGAACCTCCTGTTCCTGATCCAGGCGTATATATGTTTAACTGTGATCGTGTAATGGAGGAAACGATCATAAGATATCCTCCACCAGATTGATTATAACCTGCACGAATTCCGAATGCACCTGAGGCAGAAGCCATTTATAAAGATTTTGAATTTATTAGAGATGAACAACGGTCGTGTAAACTTGTTCGGAGCAGAGGATGTTTCTTCCGGATTAACAGGCACTCCATCCGGGCTGACGTATCAAACAGAAACCGAGGTCCAGTTTCATCAAGATATGCTCCGGGGCAACTGGGAACAGAATGATCTCAGCAAGACATTCTTTTCTCAGGCAAATATGAAGATTATTCAAACCGCCTTGAGAAAGGAAGTGTATCAAAAAAGCCAGCCGAAGGGCTATGTTATTGATGATCAGTCAACGGATGAAATGAAAATGATTATGCGCGCCATTTATTATCAATATGCTAGGAATAGCCCCAATGACATTCAGGGACAGATTGAAGATCTAAATCGGCGTGTGCTCAACTGGTCTGTTCCGCATGTTCTATCTGCCGTAGAACACCACATGTATTATTTGAAGGATATTAATACTCTGCCTGTGCCGATGGCTCATCCGACCCACCTGAGCAGTGCAGGCACTCGCACAAAGCCGATTGGCCCCTTCATGTAGTCGGCCCCTTCATGTAGTCGGCCCCTTCATGTAGTCGCGGCACCAGCAACCTTCTTGGGCTTCTTCGTGGTCACATATACCTTACGCACCGTGTTGCCCGTAGCAGCAGTCCGGGCCTTTGCCATCTTCTCCCACCCTGCCTCAAAGTCCTCTAGGTCGTTGAGCCAGAGAGCCCCCGCCGTAGTAGCTTCCAGGGCGGCCACGGCAGCCCGAGCAGCCGCCACCGCCTTCTCGGCATCCTCCACTGCCGTAGCCTTCACCCGATCCATGCGCAAGCGAAGCAGATACTCGTAGCCATCCACCGTGCCAGGGTCACCACCCCCGAGCGCAGGCAAAGAGTGCTTCTGCATTGCCCCCACTATCTCAGCGTCCGATGCACGGCGCAGGTCAATGGAGCCTGCGAGCACAGCGCGAATGAATCGCGCCTTTGCATCTGCCTCCACAGCCTCAGCCTCCAGACGCTCCATCTCGCGCAAGCGCCGGACTTCATAGGAGGCCAGACGCGGGACATAGAACGCCTCCAGAATATGGCCAACACTGGAATACTTCACAATCTTCATCGCAGTGTCAAAGGCCACCATATTGCTCGTGCGCCAAGTGCTCGTCAGCCGGAAACGCTTGACGAACTCCTCCGGATGCGCCTTCATCTCCTCATACGCGTCCTCCTCGAAATACAGCACGAACTTCACCTCATCGTCGGTATACAGGTCATCAAACCCCTTTAACACAGGCTTACCATCGTCCGTATACGCGTGCTCCATCGCCTTGGGCACCTTCTCGCCGTCCTTGGTCTTCTCCACCGACGCCACCTCGTCCAAGAACATCTTGTAGTCCTTCGTCCACACGCCAACCGGGAGTTCCGTGATAGTCACTGTCTTCTTCTCATCATCAAACACGGAGATCCCCTTGGTGATATAGGAGTGGCCATCCGCCCCGGCAGTCACCTCACCCTTGAAACCCTGCCACCAAGGACGCAGGGGCACACCCGACATCGTGCTCAGTCGGCCTGCAAGGCGCTCCTTTAGCACACGCACGATATCGGCGGGGTTATAAGGCGGAATGTCCGTGCTGAACCCAGTGCCGATGCCCACACAGCCATTCAGGAGGAGCACAGGCACAACCGGCAAGTAGTGCTCCGGCTCAATGCTCATACCATCGTCCTCCAGGTGCTTGAGGATCCCGGCATCCTCCTTGCGAAAGATCTTGTCTGCAATCGGCTCCAAGTAAGTGAAGATATACCTCGGCGAGGCGGAATCCTTGCCACCGAGCAACCTAGAGCCGAACTGCCCACTCGGCACGAGCAGATTCACGTTGTTACTGCCGACGAAGTTCTGCGCCATGCCGACAATCGTGCCACACAGACTCGCCTCACCGTGGTGGTAGGCCGCGTGCTCCGACACATAGCCGGCGAGCTGGGCCACCTTGATCTCAGATCGCAGACCACGCTTCAAGCAACCAAAGAGGATCTTGCGCTGGGAAGGCTTGAGGCCATCCATGATGTGGGGCAGGGAGCGGAGATTGTCCGCATTGCTGAAGTGAATGAGCTCGTCATTCACGAAGCGCGTATAAGGCACGGAGCCACCGGCACCAATGTCCAAGATGCGCTTGGGGTCGTAGTTGGACAGCCACTCCTTGCGATCATCAGAGCGCTTCTTGTGGAAGGCGAGGGACATGGAATCATCCGCCTCGGACGTCCAGTCATAGCGGATCTCGGCCAGACGCTCAAACCACTCCTTGGCCTCCTGCTTTGTGCTCGTGCCCAGACCCTTGTAGTATTTGATGGTCCAACCGCTACTAGACCCTCCCTGTTGCTCCAACCACCGCTCATACTCGCCGGCGCTGTAGAAGCTGAGGACCTCCGACCGACGCGTAGCCTTCAGGAGAGGCGTAGCGAGCGAGCAGAGAAAGCCCATCTGCATGAGCTCCGGCCACTCGGTGTGGAACAAGTTCATCACCAGGCCCTTGATGTGCGAGCCGTCATGATCCTGATCGGCCATGATCATCACACGACCGTAACGGAGACTGGTCCGGTCCTTGTAGTGCATGCCCTGGCGCAGACCGAGGATCGCCTTGATGGCCGTCAGCTCCTCGTTCTTGTTGAACTTCTCCTGGGAGATATCCTTGACGTTGATCATCTTGCCTTTCAGGGGGAACACGCCGAAGCGCTCACGACCCACCACATTGAGGCCAGTGATAGCCGACGTGGCGGCTGAGTCTCCCTCGGTCAGAATTAACGTGCACTCGCCACTGCGCGCCGTGCCGGCCCAGAGCGCGTCCTCCAGCTTGGGGAATCCGCGCAGGGTCTTCTTCTTGGTGCCGTCCGTCTTCTTCGCGTCCTTGGCCTGCTTGGCATCCAGGGCGGCCTGGGCCTCCTCTAGCAAACCGATCTTCATCAGGCCGTCCACGAGCTTTCCGTCTGTCTTGAAAGTGCTCCCGAACTTTGCAACGGGCGTGGTCAGCGTCTCCTTCGTCTGTGAGTCAAATGCGGGATTCACAATAGTGGCATTGACGAAGAAGACGACGGCGTCGCGAATCTGGCCGGGCTTGACAGGCACCTTCTTCTTCGCGGCGGCCTCGCAGAAATCGCCGAGCACGGTGCGCACAACTGCTTCCACGTGCTTGCCACCCTTGCGAGTATTGATGCCATTCACGAAACTGACAGCGTGGGCAGACTCCTCGGCACTACCACTATCCTCGTCGTATAAGGAACGGCTCAGCACACAGGCCACTTCCCAACGGCGCGCATCGGTGCCACAGCTCTCGTAGACGACGCCGGCAGAGTCGCGCAAGAAGAGCTTGACGAACTTGTCAAAGGTGTTGGCTACCACGGCAGTGCCGTTCCATGAAACCTTGACGTCCTTGCCACACAGGGCGGCGAGCTCCCAAGTGCGCGTGCGCAGAACATTCACCATCTCCTCTTGCTCAAACCCAATGAATCGCGAGAGGTCCGGAGTATAGGTGACACGCACAAAGCCCTTGCCGGTGTCCTTCTTTACGGAAGGCTTATCGCACCGGCTCATGTGGTCATGCCACACCTGAGTATATTTGGAGCCTTGGGCTGGGCTTCGCACCTCTAGCTTGAACTCCGTGGAGAAGACGTTGACGAGCTTGGCGCCGTAGCCGTTCTTGCCACCGACAATCTTCTCCTCCTCCTTGTTGTAATTCCCGCTAGTGAGGAGGTGGCCGAAGATAAGCTCTGGAACCCAGACCTTATGCTCGGCGTGTTCTTGAATAGGGATACCGTCGCCGTCGTTCTCCACGCTGATCTTCAGGGACCCGCCCTCTTGCTCAACATGGATTGCAATATGCTTGACGGGATTGGCTGAGGTCATACTGCGAATCCGCGCATCACGCGCATTGACAACGAGCTCATCAAACAGCTTGTAGAATCCAGGATTGAAGGGAATTTTGCGATGCACCATCTTGCTAGTCTGAGCGTCAAGGATCCACCGCCACTCTTCATGGGTCTCTACACTGCCGACATAGGTATCGGGCAACTCCAGAATATGCTCGCGGTGAGAAAGCTTCTTGTAGTCATTGCCTGAAGCGCTCGTCATTTGAAAGGAGGGACCTGATAGTAAGGGGGACCCCTTGGTCAATTTTTAAATTATTGGAATAACCCTCTATAACACCGCGTGCCAATTGAATGTATAGTTTGTTAGAGTTCCACTTGTATTATAGGTGTTTACTGTAAACCCATTTGCTGTGATAGATGATACATTTATAAATCCAGCTGTAGAACCAGATATTGTAGCAGTTACATTTGGAGCGCTGGCAAATGCACCAGAAAATGTTACCGCCAATGTTCCAGAACTTGTTGTTCCAGATCCATATAAATATCTTGTAACACGTAATGTTGTTAATGATGCATTTATTGATGATACATTCGTATTTATAGTGGATACACTCGTATTTACAGTTGATACATTCAGTGCAAGGCGATCCATGCCTGCTTTTAAGGTGGTAGGTATGGGCGAAACCCAGTTTACAGAAGCAGCGGGAATGTAGGAAATTGCTGCAGTATTTAGATAAGTTATTATTCCAGCCATTGGAAGAACAGAACGACTAGCGAAATATGAGGGAGTACTAGTATCAAATATAGAACCGATAGATGAGCTAGTTACCCAGTTCTCACCATCTGATGATATGGCTTCTGGTCCATTATCTCCTCCAGCAATAAAAAAAGTTCCATTCCATATAATAGATTGAACACCAGAGCTGAATATAGTATTTGCAGATGAAGAAGCAGTCCAGTTAGCTCCATCTGATGAATAAATTATACGATTTGAAGAATAAGAACCAACAACCCATTTAACACCATTCCAACAAATAGTTTGCACTTGCGCTGTAGAATTTTGTAATAGTGATTGAGCAGAAGTCGAAGGGGTCCAAGTTATTCCTCCATCGGTAGAACTAGAAACTATATAACTATTTCCAAAATATCCTCCTGCTAACAGTGTCCCCCCATTTGTAGCAAGTGCATAAATAGCTCCATTTATCATAGGGGGTGTTGCTACCAATGTTAACCATGTAATTCCATCAGTAGAATATATAATTTTATTGTAATTTGCCAAAAACATAGAACCAGTCCATACAACTACATTTATTATAGTATTAAGCGCGTATGCAGAAGAGGAAGCCGTCCAATTTATTCCATCATATGAGTATGCAATAGAAGCTGAAGAACCTCGTCCCCCAGCAACCCACACATTACTAGCCCATACTATAGAATTCACATCAATGTTTAAAATTCCTGATCCAGATGAAGAGGCAGTCCAATTGATTCCGTCGAGACTGTATGCTATTGTGCTTGCGGAACTTACGCCTGATGCTCCAGCAAGCCACATAAATCCATTCCAAGCAAAACACTTGATGTTACCAGATGTAAAAGGGGTGCTGGGGGATTTATACCATTGTGACCCATCATAAGAATATGCAAAGATTCTGCGAGATCCACCAACACAAAATGCGGAAGTTACTTGGCGTTTTATAACTTCCATGGTATTGTCAATATATGAAGTAATATAAGGCAAAGGTATACGACTTTTAATAATAACACTTTGATTAGTAGGGGTTCCCGCTGGTAATACAGAGTATATATTAAGTAATGAGCCTGACGACCAGTAATCTCCATCAGTAGATATAGGAGCATTAATATTTTCAAGACCCCCTGAAATAAATATAGAGCCATTCCATGTAATACTATATCCACCACCCGTTTGATTTGTAGATGCCGCCCATATAATTCCATCCAATGAATAAATAAGGGATTTATTAGCATAACAAACAGCGACCCATCTATACCCATTCCATGCGAAGTCATTTATACCTGCTCCATATTGTGCATTTTGTATTATATCTTTTACATTAGTAGCTGTCCAATTTATTCCATCCGTTGAATACGCTAGGGTATAAGGGTTCGGAGTTCCTGAGGAACTGCTTGAGCCAAATAACCATACTCTGCCATTTGTAGCGAGTTTATTAATAGCACCATTTTCACTAGGAAATCTTGATAATATCATTGTCCAAGTAATTCCATCATATGATCTCAGAAGTGTACCTCTTCCAGCAAGCCACATAGAGCCATTCCACGCAACTGTTTGCAAAAATTGCTCTATTGCATATGCGGTATCTGATTTTAACCAATTCATTCCATCATATGAATAAGCAAGGGAACATGATGAACCTTGGCCAACAGCTACCCATACATTTCCACCCCATGCTACTGACATTACATGTTGATTCAAAAGTGTCGTTCCAGAAATTGAGGGACTCCAAAAAATTCCATCAAAACTGTATGCGAGTGTTGTTGTAGACGATGCGTAATATGCTCCAGCAACCCATATAAGCCCATTCCAGACAATCGAGGTAACACCTGATGAAAATGGCGTGCTAGGCGATTTATACCATTGTATGCCATCGTAGGAATATAATAAGAATCTCCCTGCTGCTCCCACACAGAAATTAGAGTCAACTTTGCGATTTATATATGTAAGTGGAAGAGGAAGTCTGCTACACACACGATTACAAGTTGTTCCCAATACGGCATTCCCAGATGTCAATGCTGTCCATGTAATTCCATCGGCAGATGTAATGAGTCCGTTCGTACCGCCTCCTGTAGCAACAAATGCGGAGCCGTTCCATGTTACGCCGGCAGCGTAACTAACAAGCCCACTCCCAGAACTAGAGTTTGTCCAATTTATTCCGTCTGATGAATATATTATTTTATTTGTATCGCTATTTACAGCAATAACCCACCTCTGACCATTCCAAGCAATACCGCCAGGAGCGACTTGATTTGGATAAGGAGAACCATCTCCTACCAAGGTTGTTCCAGTAGTAGATACAGTCCAGTTAAATCCATCATAAGAATACATGACTTTAGAGCCAGATGTACCACCTCCAGCTAACCACATTGACCCATTCCAAGCAATTACATTAAAAGCCCCAGATGGTGAAGAAGGGCTAGTATACCATGTAATTCCGTCGTAGGAATATAGTATTTGACCATTATAAATAATATGTAGATATCCGTTACTTGCTATAGAAAATCCACCAGTAGTGCCATTTGCAGAACGTGTCCAGTTAATTCCATCATAGGAATAGATAATACCATTTGTGGGACCACCAGCAGGCTGACCAACAGCAACCCATAGGTTTCCACACCATGCTACATCCTGTGCAACTGAGTTCAATAATCCAGATCCTGAAGAGGATGCTGTCCAGTTTATTCCGTCATAGGAATAACATACAGAGTTTGAACTAATATTATATTTTACACCGATCCACATTTTTCCATTACAGGCTATTCTCACAAAGCCAGATGTCTGAGAAACAGATGATGATGCAGAGGGTGCAAGGCGCCAGGTAATACCATCATAGGAATAACCGATTGATGAGGAACTTACATCGCTTGTTGCTACTACGAAATTTTCCGTAGTTAAATTTGCTACTGGGCCGGTTGCTCCGGTTGCACCGGTCCTACCAGTTGAACCTGTTGAACCGGTTGAACCGGTTGAACCAGTTCGTCCTGTTTGACCGGTTGGACCGATAGGTCCCCCCGATGGTCCTGTTGGTCCTGTGGCTCCTGTATTCGTAGTAAAGCCGGCTGGACCTGTTGGTCCTGTAAAACCCGTTGCCCCTGTAATACCTGTAGATCCTGTAAAACCAGTATACCCTGTATATCCTGTTGCTCCTGTCAGACCAATCGGTCCTGTCGGGCCCGTCGGTCCAACCGGGCCTACATAGATTAGATTAGACTGTATGAACGGGAGGATATTCTTACTCGCTACTGTATTTGCTCCAGAAAGTGCACCGTCCCCTGAATTACAACGGCTCCATGATACACCGTCTGTACTATAATGCGCAACGTTAATAGACCCGCCGTTTATATTACCCCAACCAATAAAATACGTGCCATTCCATGTTACATATGATAATCCATTCGGTAAACTGCTTCCTGTTCCATTGTTCCATGTAAGTCCATCAGTGCTATAAATATACGGCGAAGCACTTTGAGACCTTGCTGCAACAAAAATACTTTGATTCCATGTAATATCGGTTATCCACCCCCCACTTATATTTAGAGATGGATTCGTCCAAGTAATTCCGTTTGTGCTTCGAATAATAATACCATTATTCGCCCCACCTCCCATACCGTTGCCACCCCCTAAGAAAAATGAGCCATTCCAACATAGACATAATACATTTCCTAAGCCTATAGCACTTGTACCAGATACAGATTCTGTCCAATTAATGCCATCCACACTATAGATAACAACCTTTGATGCAAATACAAAGATACCATTGCCGTATGCAAGTGATTTTAAGGAGTAACTAATATCTACTTTTCCAGTTATTAAAGTTGAGCCACTGGTGGATTGAGACCAGTTAATTCCATCTGTGCTATAAATCATATATTGAGAGGTATTTCCACTTGTATTTCCAGCTACAACAAACTTGCCTGCTCCCCACGTCATACATGTTATACCCCCTCCACTAATAAACTGATTTGCTGATGTAGCGATCGTCCAGTTAAGCCCATCCGTGCTATAGAGAATATGACTTCCACCTGCAAGCCATATCGTTCCGTTCCATACTATACATCTTAAAACTGATACGGCAGGTATGTTCGTTATATTAGCCCAGTTCGTCCCATCATTCGTATAAGATATATATGGTGAATAATAATTTGCAACAATCGTCATAGGATTAAATATGTATGCTGCGGGTGGACCAGTCGCCCCTGTTTGCCCCGTTTGTCCAGTCCATCCTGTAAATCCTGTTTGGCCCGTCTGACCCGTTTGTCCAGTCGATCCCGTCGAGCCCGTCGGACCCGTCGAGCCCGTCGGACCCGTCCACCCTGTCTGGCCCGTCCATCCTGTGTGACCCGTCCAACCCGTTTGTCCAGTCGATCCTGTCTGCCCTGTTTGTCCAGTCCATCCTGTATGACCAGTCCAGCCCGTCGGACCCGTCCAACCTGTCTGACCCGTCTGACCTGTTTGTCCAGTCCAACCTGTGTAACCAGTCCAGCCAGTTTGTCCAGTCCATCCTGTCTGCCCTGTTTGTCCAGTCCATCCTGTATGACCAGTCCAGCCCGTCGGACCCGTATCACCTGTCTGGCCCGTCTGACCTGTTTGTCCAGTCCAACCTGTGTAACCAGTCCAGCCAGTTTGTCCAGTCCATCCTGTCTGCCCTGTTTGTCCAGTCCATCCTGTATGACCAGTCCAGCCCGTCGGACCCGTATCACCTGTCTGGCCCGTCTGACCTGTTTGTCCAGTCCAACCTGTGCTACCCGTCCACCCTGTAAATCCTGTATCACCTGACTGACCCGTCCACCCTGTCTGGCCCGTCCAACCTGTGCTACCCGTCCACCCTGTAAATCCCGTATCACCTGTCCACCCAGTAAATCCCGTCGACCCTGTATAACCAGTCCAACCGGTTGCTCCACTAGCTCCCGTATTTGTAGAAAATCCAGAAGGACCTGTGGGTCCATCCAAAGGATTTATATTGATCATGTAAGTATCCTGGGGAAATACAGGCCCTCCATTTACTTTTATCACCTTAATGATAATATTCCCTAGAGTTTTATTATATAGATGAACAATACCTGTAAAATATATGTTATTGTTTGAGCTTGACACGACAATCACAGAATTGCCAGGTATGTAAGAAAGTTGAGGGGATATAAATAGGGTTTTCACATTTCCAGGATATACTCCATCGTCATTGCCAATATTTGTGGTTCCCCATACACCATTTGTTATTGACTGAAATCTTTGACCTGAAGGACCAGTATCTCCTTTCAATCCTAAAGGACCAGTGGGTCCTATTAGGCCGGTAGGCCCTGTTGCACCAATGGGTCCTATGGGACCCGTAAAGGTAGTGTAGAGAAACCCTGAAGACATTCTATAATGTTACATATTTTATAAGGGTATTCTCGCAGATTCGCTGGTATTGTTAGAAATTCTATAAATACCAGCTAGAAAGTTTCTTAAGTTTTTGATCTTCAGGAATTCCCTTAGCGCTAAATAATCAGAAGTTAATTCCATCGGGCGTTATTCACTTTATAACACTGCATGCCAATTGAATGTATAGCTTGTTAGAGTTCCACTTGTATTATAGGTGTTTACTGTAAACCCATTTGTTGTTATAGATGATACATTTATAAATCCAGCGGTAGAACCAGATATTGTAGCAGTTACATTTGGAGCGCTTGCAAACGAACTGGAGAATGTTACCGCCAATGTTCCAGATGTTGTTGTGCCAGAACCATATAAGTATCTTGTAACACGTAATGTTGTTAATGATGCATTTATTGATGATACACTCGTATTTACAGTTGATACACTCGCTACAAGTGTATCAATACCTGCATTTACATTCTTTGGCACAGTTGAAGCCCAGATTATGGAAGTAGAAGGAAAGTAGGCGGTTGCTCCTGAACTAACCGGATTTATAGGTAGTACACTACGACTTGCAAAATATATACTATTAAATCCTGTTCCTAATAAACTTTCAACAGCACTGCATGTTGCCCAATTAGTTCCATCTGTAGATATTGCACAGCCGGCATTATTACCATCGCCTCCTACAAGCCAGACGGAACCATTCCATGTAATTCCGCGTGTATAATTCCAGTTAGAAAATTTGGATGTTTGTGGCGCCCAACTGGTTCCATTTGTTGAATACAAAATCGGAGTAGATAATGAATTCGTAGTAATTAACCACGCAGAACCATTCCATAGAATAGTAGATACCATACTGTTTCCTGTTACAGTTGTTGATGTAATCCAATTAAATCCATCATAGGAATACGAAATATTTCCAGTAGATGAACCCCATAACCACATTCTTCCATTTGTTGCAATTGCACTAATATTTGTAGAAGTGCTTGATACAGCTATAGCCCAATTAATACCATCAGTAGAATATAAAAGTATATCATAATTTGGTGCAGCAAGCCACATTGTTCCATTCCAAGCAACACAACTGTATTCTGTAGCAAATCCATTGGCTGAAGTAGAAAGAGTCCAATTAATTCCATCATATGAATATATTAAACCGCGACCACCAGGAATAGAACCACCAACAGCAATCCATATATTTCCACCCCATGCTACGCCATAAATGTTATGATTTAATATAGCGGAACCAGAAGAAGTTAATGTCCAAGTAATCCCATTGTAACTATATGCCATTGAATTTGTAGAACCGCCATTAACAGTAACAGCTACCCACATAGAACCATTAAATGCAATAGAACGTATAGTGCCTGAAATACTAACAGAAGGTGACCTATACCATACAACTCCATCATAAGAATATGCGAACCTATTAGCTTGTCCAGCTACACAGAACTTAGAAGTTACTTGGCGATCTATAATTGCCATTGTATTGTCAATATATGAAGCAATATAAGGCAATGATATACGGCTTTTAATAATAACACTTTGATTACTAGGGGTGCCCGATGGTAATACAGAGTATATATTAAGTAATGAAGCGGATGACCAGTAAATTCCATCAGTAGAAATGGGAGCATTAACGTTTTCTAAACCTCCTGAAATAAATATAGAGCCATTCCATGTAATACTATATCCACCGCCTGGTTGATTTGTAGATGCAGTCCATTCAATTCCATTCAATGAATGAATGAGTCTCTTGTCCGCATAACAAGTAGCCACCCATCTAGAACCATTCCATGCGAAGTCTATTATACCGATTCCATGTTGTGCATTTCCTAATATATTATCTATATTAGTCTGTGTCCAATTCACTCCATCTGTGGAATACGATATGTTATAGGGATTCGGGGGATTTGTGTTACCAGCTGCGCCAAATAACCATAGTCTCCCATTTGTAGCGAGTGTATTAATAGCACCACTTTGAGTAGGAAATATTGACAGTATCATTGTCCAAGTAATTCCATCATATGATCTCAGAAGTTTACTATTTGCAGCAAGCCACATAGTGCCATTCCACGCTACTGTTACTAACCCTTGCTCTATTGCATATGCTGTATCTGATCGTATCCAATTCATTCCATCATATGAATATATAAGAGAATTTGCAGCAGGACTACTAAAGCCCACAGCAACCCATACATTTCCACCCCATGCTACTGACCTAACACTTTGATTCAAAAGTCCTGAACCAGAAGTTGAGGCAGTCCAAATAATTCCATCAAAACTGTATGCAAGTGTTGCTCCAGATGTTGCATCGCTTCCTCCAGCAACCCACATTATCCCATTCCAGGCAAAGCATCTAGCCTTGGCTGTTGTAAAAGGTGTGCTAGGCGATCTATACCATTGTATGCCATCGTAGGAATATATTAAAACACTTTCCACTCCTCCCACGCAGAATTTAGAGTTCACTTCGCGGTTTATGTAGTTAAGCGGAAGAGGGAGCCGACTACACACACGACCGCAGGTTGTTCCTAGAACGGCATTCCCAGAAGTGGATGCAGTCCATATATCTCCATCAGCCGATCTAATGATTCCATTTACAAAGTTCCCTGTAGCAATGAATACGGAGCCGTTCCATGTTACGCCATTACCGCTTGAAATAAGCCCACTCGCAGAAGTAGAGTTTGTCCAAATTATTCCATCTGTAGACCATATTATTTTATTTACCGCGCCGCCACCATCATTTATAGCAATCACCCAACGATATCCATTCCAAGCAATACCACCTGGAGCCACTTGGTTAGCATAAGGAGAACCAAACCCTATTAAATTTGTTCCAGAAGAGGATACAAACCACCTGAATCCATCATAAGAATACATGACTTTAGAGCCAGTTGTATTACCTCCACCCACCCACATGGTCCCATTCCAAGCAATTACATTAAAATGAACATTTTGTGTGATTGGGTTATTATACCATGTAATTCCATCATAGGAATATAACATTTGTCCTCCACTTACATAAATAATATGTAGATGCCCATTGCTTCCTATAGAATAACCACTTGTAGTGCCATTTGCGGAACGCGACCAGTTGATTCCATCATAGGAAAAAATAATACCATTTTTGGGACTACCAGTATGATCACCAACAGCAACCCATAGATTTCCACACCATGCTACATCCTGTCCAACTGAGTTCAATAATCCAGATCCTGAAGAGGATACTAACCAGTTTATTCCATCGTAGGAATAGCATACCGTATTTGAGTTATAATTGTATTTTACACCTACCCACATATTTCCATTACAAGCTATTCTCATAAAACCGTTTATCTGAGAAACAGTTGATGATTCGGAGGGTGAAAGGCGCCATGTATTTCCATCATACGAATAGCCTATTAAGGAAGAAGTTACACCGCTCGATACCACTACAAAATTGTCCGTAATTACAATTGCTCCTGGGCCGGTTGGACCTATAGGCCCACCTGAAGGTCCTGTGGGACCTGTTGCTCCTGTATTTGTGGCTGAGCCTTGTAAACCTGTTGGACCTGTAAGGCCTATAGGCCCAGTCGACCCTGTTGCACCTGTCCATCCTGTATATCCCGTATCTCCAGTAAATCCCGTTTGCCCAGTATCTCCTGTTGCTCCTGTATTGGTAGCACTTCCATCTTTACCTGTTGGTCCCGTATCTCCAGTAAATCCTGTTTCTCCTGTATACCCTGTATCGCCTGTCCATCCTGTATAACCAGTAAATCCCGTTTGCCCAGTATCTCCTGTTGCTCCTGTATTTGTAGCACTTCCAGCGAGACCTGTTGGCCCCGTACATCCTGTAAAACCTGTATCACCCGTCCATCCAGTATCTCCTGTTGCTCCTGTATTTGTAGCACTTCCAGCAATTCCAGTAGGACCCGTCTGTCCAGTAAATCCAGTCGACCCAGTAGGCCCAGTAACACCATCTAGCGGATTTAGATTCACAATATAAAAATCATTTCCAAAATTTGCATTACCACGCACACTTGTCACCGAAATCTGCAGAGTCCCTGTAAGTGAGTTATAAGATAATACATTTCCTTGGAATGATTGAGAAGCATCCGATTGTTTGACAACAACTACCGAGTTTGCAGGTGTAAAAGAAAGGCCTGAAGCTACTGTCAATGTCTGTAACTCTCCATAAGTTATAAGGCCAGGGAGCCACGATGATGGAGTAATAGACGTAAATAAATTTCCAGATCTACCTGTTGGACCAGTAGCACCAATAGCACCAGTGGCCCCTGTCCTTCCCGTAGATCCTGTTTGTCCAGTGGAACCAGTATCTCCCGTCGAACCTGTTCTTCCTGTTTGACCTGTTTGACCTGTTTGACCTGTTTGACCTGTTTGACCTGTAGCTCCTGTCTGTCCTGTGGAACCACTAGATCCAGTAGCCCCTGTCGTTCCTGTTTCACCAGTAGCTCCTGTTACACCGTCTAGCGGATTCAAATTGACAATATAAAAATCATTTCCAAAATATTCATTACCGCGCACACTTGTTACCGAAATCTGTAAAGTGCCTGTAACTGCATTATAAGATAAGACATTTCCTTGGAATGAATGAGCTCCATCGGATTGACTCACAACGACTACAGAGTTTGCAGGTGTAAAAGAAAGGCCTGAAGCTACTGTCAAT